ATCAGACAGGACGACCTTGCCGGTAGCGTACTCGATGAACCGCAGCCACCACGACCACGCCCCGGCCGTGTCCTGCACCACGCCGTATTCCCAGTAGACCGAGAAGTTGTTGCGCGGGAAGTCGTGGATGTTGATGGCCGAGTGCTTGGCGGGGCGCTTCACGGCTGACCCCCTGCAGCGAAGCGAGCAGCCTCGGCACGGAGCCGATTCAGTTCGCCTTGCTGTTCGCGCAGAGCGCTTTCGGCCGCATCGCGTTGCGTGCGCAAGTCAGCGACTTCGGCCTGCATGGTCCGCACCTGATCCCGCAGCGTGTCAGCTTGGGCCTGAGCAGCAGTCGCGATTTCGGCTGCTCGTTCATTGGCACGGGCCACGATGCGAGCAGCTTCGGCGTTGGCTTCGGTCACCAGACGGACGCGCTCGTTGCGGGCTTCATCGGCCTCGGCTTTGGCTGCCGCCGCTTCCGCCGCCTTCTGCTCGGCATCGGCCTGAGCTGTGGCGGCAAGCGCTTCCACCTGCGCCTTACGAGCATCGGCAGCTGCTGCCCGCTGCTCGAGGGTATTCAGCTCTTCCAGCGTCGCTGCCACTTCCAGCAGCCCGGAAAACCTCCGGGCGAAGTTGCGGATCTCTTCCGCCGCACGTACAAGGTCTGCCATTAGGGCCTCCGGACAAGTAGGGTTGCAGTGAGGTTGGTGGACCCGTCGCCAGCGGTCACGCGCGGGCGGATGTACCGGGTCAGTTCCATGACGGATTCGATGGCGGCTGCTGTCTTGCTGATCGAGTTCCCCTGCGGGTCGTTCAGCGTCTGCCAGTTGCTGCCGTCGTTGCTGCCTTCCATCACGATGGTGCCACCGACCCCGAAGGCTCCGGTGAATTGGATCGTGCGATCGTTCGAACCCGGCATTTCGATCGGGTCGCCGTCCGCATCGGTTGTGGTCAGACCCGTCCATTGACTGATGTGAACGTCGTCTTTGAACGTGTCCAACTTGGTGATCACTTTTGGACGAGTTGCCATAGTAGCTCCTTAAAGGAGAAGGGGCCGAAGCCCCCTCCCCTCGTCAGTCGACCTTCTGCTCTTTAGTCAGCGTCAGTTTCTTGACGTCGATCTTCGGCCGCTGGTTGACCGGCAGGCAAAGTCTGTCGAACTCTTCCTGATCGGCCGGATCAACGGGCTTGACCTGTCGCGAACTGATGACCGGCATCGTTGCCAAGGGCCACTCGAATTGCTGGCCCGGGCGACGACGCTGGATGCCGTCGAACAGCAGTTCCTGAGCGATGACTTGCATGATTCAGCCTCCTTAGCCAGCAGCGATGGCAAAGCCACTCGGATGCGCGACGTAGTTCTGGACCATGTTGAGCGGCGACAGCCGCGCCTTCACGGTCACCGTAGGCGAAGTGCCAGCGAGCGTGTAGTTCAAGCGCATGTAGCGTTCCGAGCCGAGGTTGTCCAGCGGCAGAACAAAGATTGCGCCCGCGGCCATTTCGGCCTGCGTGTACGTCTTCGATACGTTGCGCGTCACGGCCGAAGAGAAGGCCGAGTTGTCGTCGGTCTGGACCGCGAAGTTCATCGTGGGCGAAGTGCCACCAGCGGCGACAGTGATCTGGACCACGACCGCCAGCGGTTCGCCCACACCCAGACTACCGGCGCGAGCCACGTCGAGGTCGAGAACGTCGGTGGAAACCGCGGTAGCGATGAGGGCTTGACCGTCCGAGAAGATCAGTGCTTTGTCGATGATCATGGTGTTGGTTCCTTTCTTACGAGACGAGGGCTTCGTTTTCCAGGATCTGGTCGACCTTGCGGATCGGGATCCCCCGGAAAGCGGTCATGGGACGGCCAGCGGCGTCGTTGCCGGTGGTCAGGGTGTTGACAGCCTTGTTCTGAGCTTGAATGTCCAGCATCTGATAAACCGTGCGGTTGCAGTAGAACGCCGCGCGACCCATGCCGAACGACGGGATCCGGTGGATGGCCTTGATCATCCACTTGATCAGGTCCGCCGCCGACGATTCCGCAACGAGGTTCGACACGTCGATATTGCAGATGCGGACAGCGTAGCGCCAGTCGCGCAGGGCGATGCCACACTTCCACTGCCAGTGGTCGCGATACGCCTGCATACGAGCACCACCGATGCCGTTCGCGTTCTCGATGGTGACTTCACCGAGATCCTTGTGCGACAGGCCGGCACGCGAACCCTTCGGATACAGGCCGTGCACCGTATTTTGGCCCCACACGATCAGCCAGATCGAAGTGTTGTCCGAGCCAGCGCCACCGGCTCTCAGGACGTTCTGGCCATTGCCAGCCGTCGAGGACGAGTAGCGCACGGACAGGCCGGTGAACTCTTCCGGCGACACGCCCGAGTTGCCGTAGAACAGCGTCTGCGCCATTTCCTGGTTCATGGCTTCAAGGAACGCCTGCGCTTCCGACAGGCGGAAGGCGGCCTCGTTGCCGTTCAGGCGGGCCAGTTCGACGTCAACCTCGCTATAGGCTTCCAGCATGCCGGTCTGCTCGTCGATCTGAGCGGTCGTCGACTTGCTGGAGGTGACGCCGCCATTCAGCAGACGCCACGCAACGGCAGGCAGGCCGGTGCGAACGGTGGTGCGGTGGCCGGTCGGCAGGTTGCCCTCGAGGAAGGGTATGTCAGACAGGATCTCGTTGGTCTGGGTCAGCATTTCCGCGATCTGGGCGATCTTGCCGTCCGGATCGAGACGCTTGGCCACATCGACCAGCGTCGGGTAGTTGGCGGTGATGGTTGCCATTTCTCAAATTCCTTTCAGTTTCAGGGTTGTTTGGATGGGTAGAACAGTTCGGATACGTCCTTGGCCGGGGGCGGGGGTGGCGCACCCGGCGGAATGAACGTGTCCTCTTTCATGGCCGCGCCCACCCGGACGAAGAACTTGATCACTTCCGGATGGTTGCCAAAGCCGGTTTCGTTGAGCAGCTGCCGCAGCGCGGGGTTGGCGAACTTGTCGCGCGCCCGCATCGCCAGCTGCACGTTCGTGTCAAACTGCTTGCCGTCCTTTCCAGCGAGTTCCGGGTCCGCCTTGGCGTCGGTTTCCCACTTCTGCACGCGCTGATCGAATTCGGCCTGGATGTGATCGGAGTACGCCTTTCGATCCGCATCACGCGTTTCGAGCAGCTTCTGCGCCACTTCCGGGGCGATCTTGTGTTCCTTGGCGAATGCCACAGTCGCTTCCACCACCTTCGGATCGAGGGCCGACCCATCGGGCAACTTCAATTCGTACACAGGCTCCGGTGGCGTTGGCGTTGGTGCTGGGGCCGGAGTCGGTGCCGGGGTGGGCGTCGGAGCCGGAGCCGGGGTCGGCGTTGGCGACGGTGCCGGGGTCGGCGTTGGCGACGGTGCCGGGGCGGGGGCCGGGGTGGGTGTTCCGCCCATGACAGTGTCAGGCATTGCTGGTTTCCTCTCTGCGTCGTGCTTCGTTCATCATCTGCTGGTAACGCTCGGGGCAGGCTTCGTTCAGGTCGGTCATCAGGATCAGACCGATGTTGCGCATCCCCTCATTGAAGAAGGTGGTGCTGTTGCCAGTGAAACTGGTCCTGAACACACCAGTCACACCCAACATCCGCCACATCCAGCGTCGCCCCTCCGGGGTCTGCATGATGTGACGGAAGTCATTCAGTTCCTGCTCGCGGGCCGTCTTATTGACGACCTCCGCCCGCTTGATGGCGTCGCGATCTGCGGCGTTGGTCATTATAGCACCCGATCCGCGTTCTGCGCAACACGATTTAACGCGGTGTCCTCGTTTACGGGAGTCGAACCGAGATTGCGAGCAGCCTTCGTAAGCGTCTCAATCTGCGCCGCACGCTCCTGTGCAGCGACACGAGCAGCCCGATCGTTACGAATCGCGTCAGTCGCATCCTTCGGCCGGATCACGCGCGGTGACACGCCCATCATTTCGCCATGCTCTTCGATCATTTCGTCCCAGTTCACCTTGTCGTTGGCCTCGGGGTACGGGCCAGCGGCAATGTTGCCGACGAACGTGGCGAATCGCTCGGTCGATCCCAGCGACACAAGCTTCTGCGCCTGTGCCATCATCGAGATATACTCGACCTTGAGTTGGGTGCCGGGTTCGAGTTCAGGCGGCGGGGGCGGAATCTTACCAGCGCGGACCATGATTTCGAAGGTGCGGTCGATCAACGGATTCAACAGGTCCGAGTTCAGCCGAGTGATCACCGGGCCGAGAGCAAGTAGCTTCTCTTCGTGCCGCTCCTGCACTTCCCGGGCCGTGATTTCACGCCGGTCCGACATCGCGAGCATGAGGAACAGGTCCTCGTAAAACGCGCGGCGGATGCGGTTCTGGTGGTTCTCGATGTCCAGCACCATTTCCTTGATACTGAACCGGATCTCATGCGCGGGTTTGAACCCATCCTGTCCGTCGCGCACGTCCACGAAAGTGATGTCGCCCGGGAGGATCGAAGCCTTCTGGTTGCGCAGCGAGGTCGGCGCGGTCATCGGCGGGTTGACAGTCTTCTCGACCGCCTGCGCCTTGCGCTTTTCCAGGATCTGTAGGGCGCGAATGTCACCCAGCGCGTCCATCCCCGGGGATGAACCGTATACGTCGTTGCCGGTCAGGTCCCAGCGCGGAACCATGATCGGGAATTCATCGTAGCCGCTCTGACTCAGCAGTTTGTCGCCGTCCGAATCCTTCTCGTAGTACACGCTCGCGTAGCGTTTGAACTGACCGTCGATCTTGTACGGGTCGTAGTCCTCGTTCGGGTAAACCGCGTGGTAGACCTCGATGTTATGCTCGTGCTGACCGCTGTCCCACAGCGATTTCACGCGGGCCGACACGCTCGACCAGTCGAAACTGCCGGACTTCTCGTTCTTGCGGACGAACCGCTCCACGATGTTCCGGACTTTCATCGTGCACTCGCGCATCACGACGTCGACGAATCCGCTGATGTTGTGCGACGCCCAATACGACCCGACCGGGAGCGTGCCTGCGTTCAGTACCATGCGCGGATCTTCCAGCACGAAGATCGCGGAAGTGCCGAACACGCCGAGGTCACTGTACCCCATTGGCAGCGCATTGTACAGGTTGCTGGAGTTCATAACCGCGTTCATGCGGTCGGTGACGTCGTGCAGCCAGAGCTTGACCGCGTAGAAGTCTTCCAGGTCCTTGTCCTCCAGACCCAGCTTGAACCAGCGGCGGGCCGGTGAGGTCACACCGGCCATCATCCCGGAACGCAGCGTGCGTGCCGCCAGCGTCGCGGTGTTGTTGATGATCCGGTTGTTCTTCTTGGTGCCCTGATTGGTGTCCGACTGCGACAGCCGGATGCGGCGGGGCGTGATGAAATCCGCAAGCTCCTGCCAGTGCGATTCCCACGACGAGCGGTCGTTGGACATCTGGGTGCGCAGAAGCTCCAGATACTTGCGCCGGGTCATCGGGGGAAAGGCGTCCATCATTCACCCAGCATCGTCTTGCCGCCGTAGGTCGGGGAGTCGCCAAGCCCGCGCGGTCCGGTCAGGATCGTGGACGACCGCCCACCACCCTTACGCCGCGCTTTTCTCTTGGCTTCCTCCGCCTTGGCCTGATCGGCCATCACGTTTTGCTCCGTCATCATCGGCGGAGGTTCCGGTTCCTGGATCTGCGCGTTGGCCTTCTTCGTCATTTTGTTTCCAACAAGCGCCCCGCCCACGATCGCCGCCCCGATGGCTGCTGTCATTCCCATGGTCCAGTCTCCTTCCCCAGATCGTCTCGATCGGTTGATAGCCCATCCGTTCGAGGATGGGGCTGAAATCGTTGCGTATCTTCACGTGGTGCATGACCAGCTGCACGCCGAGCTTCGTGAGTTCCTCGTCCGCGAACTTGAGCAGGCGGATTCCAGCAAAACCCTGTCGGAATTCCGGGTGCAGGTACACCACGTCCTGCACCGCCTGCAAGCTGTCGCGGTAGTGCATGTTGTGGCGTACGAAGTAGGCAGCATACCCGATCAGGTCGCCGTCCTTCCTTGCCGTGTACGCCACGAACATGCCATCCTGATCCATCTTGTTGTACAGGGCCACCTCCGGGTTGAGCCGGATATCCCTGTACTTGGCGATTTCGCGCCAGTGCATGAACAACAGCGGCAAGATTTCTTCCCACAGGTCCCACACCCGTTCCCGCTGATATGTGATCAATTGAACGCCTCTTCTCGGAAGGGGTCGAAGTCCATTTCAACCTTGCCACGATTCGGGAGCAGGATGATGCCGGACTCGGTCACGCCGGAGTAGTTCGACGCGGGCATTTCAGGGTGCGCGAAAGTCATCGCCAGCGCGTCCGACACGTCGGGCGACACCCCGATCCGGTCCTTCAACTGCTGCTTGTCTTCGATCTGAAACTTGCCGTTGACGTACATGTATTGCATCTGTGTCAGTTCTTCCTGCAGGTCGGGGTCATTCCACAGCGCCCCGCCGTCCCGGATCCACTTGGCCAGATTGAAATACATTTCCGCGCGCTTGTTCAGGTAGCGCGGGTCCATGGCCTTGCCGCTGAAATTGACCGGGATCGGGGCGTACTTGTTCAGGATCAGGTGGTCGATGACCCCCGCCCCGTAACCCCCGGTGTCGTCCACGAACTCCGATTCCGACCCCAGATCAATCTTAGCCTGCATCGCGTACCCGGCCAGCTCGTCAGTGCGGGCGTTACGAAAGATCCGGGGCGGCACCTTGGCGTTCTTGCCCTGCCGGAAGTAAATCACCGAGCGGTCATCCCCAAACCGCGCGACATCGACCCCGATCCGCTTCTGCTGGAAGTTGTACACCTCGGGCCGCAGCACACGTTTCATCGCAGCCTGTACTTCGTCCACCGTCAGCAGCGAGTTCAGGCTCCCGGGCGGGAATTCCCCGAACACGTTGACCTTGACCCATGGGTTGTCGCGGCCGTACTTTTCGATCTGATCCCGCGCCCACTGTACCGACACGCGCTTCGCACGCGTGGGGGAGTCCGGGTCGGCGTTGATGGTCACCACAAACCAGAGCTTGCGCTCTTTGGTGCAGGCCCGGTACAGCGGTCCCGACAGCATGGTCGGGTTTCCCGCGATCAGGAACTTCGTCTCGGTACCGACCGCAAGGCCACCTTCCGCAGCTGCCGCCACGGCATCCGGCACACCACCAGCCTCGTCGATCAAAAATAGCAGATATTCAGCGTGCAGGCCCGCGAGCGTGTCGGCCTGCTGCTGTGCGTCGGCCGACTTGCTCCACGTACGGGCAGACATGAACCACGTCTCCGGATGATCCTTTGCAAAGATCCGGGTCTTGGTCCACGAGAACTGTTCCTTGAGGTACTGTGAGCGGGACTGCCACTTGGACATTTCCGCCCACAGGTTGTCCGACAAGTTGTCGGCCGTGATGGAGGTCGCCGCGATCTTCGGGTGCGGGCGGGTGGCTAGAAAGTTCCAGGCGCACCATGCCAGCGTAGCCGTCTTACCCGGGCCTTTGCTCGCTTTCATAGCGATCCGCTGGTTGTGCGGAAATGCCCGGAGCGTCTCCACTTGGAAGTGGTCGAGGTCCTCGACCCCTAGCTCCTCGGTCACGAACGCGACGGGGTCTTCCCGCCAGCGCTTCAACCGCTGGGCCGCGCCAGATTGCTTCTTAGCCACCCGCCCCCGCCTCACTCCCCGGAACGGAGCCTTTGTCGGGGTCCATCGACGCCATCACCAACTGCTCCAGCGTCATTTTGCCGCCCACGTCCACCTTATCGGTGAACATAGCTTGGGTCTTGCCGAGCAGTTCCGCATTCCGCGTCTTGTCCAGCGTGCGGATCTTTCGCGTCCTGCGGCCCTCCGGACTGACCGTTTCTTCGTACTGCGTGATCACCGACTTTACGTTCTCGGGGATCTCCCCCGGTAGCATGATCTCGCCTGCCGGGGTCACGGCATCGAGCAAGTTGGCCGTGGCGGCGACCCGAACCTGCTCCAACACCGCTTCCTTAAAGTAGTTGCCGCGCGCCTGCACCGCGGCCTCGTACTTTCCCTGACGCTCCGTGTCCCCGGTAATCCAGTTCCACACGATCATATACTTGATGTCGTGCGCTCGGGTAATTTCTGAGAGCGTCTTACCCTCCGCGATTTCCTCCAGAAGGTCGTCGAAGAACTCCGGCTCCCGGAGGAGTCGGTGGGTCCTTTCTCGGCGCTCGGATTTCAGACTCACGTCGGGGTCCCAGGATTCGTGGTGTGCGCCCGTACGGGTACACATGGCGCGGATCTTACCACAGGCCGGGGATCTGTGTCAAGCGACTTTAATACTATACAGGTCGACGGAGGACCACGCTCCGGAGGAGTGGGGGGAATACACATATGGTATACCCCTAGGCCCGGGGTTGGTATACCCGGGAGCAGGAGGACCCTTCACGCGTGAACGTGCATGCACCGTGAACCGGGCGGCATGAACCGGGCGCGCAGGCGCGCACTTCGTGGGGCAGGGCACCCGGCCCGGGGCGTGAAGCCGGGGTCGATCAGCCTGCGGGGCGTGAAGCGAAGCTTGAGGAACACCCGACACGCGCACGCGCGCGAGCTTGCCGTTCCGTTCCGGGCTGACTGCGCGTACACGCGACGCGACGAGCGCGCCGGGATGTCCGGGCGAGCACGCCAGCGCACCCACGCGACCCACGGAACAACGGAACAGCGGCGGCTCTCCTCCCCCGTCTCCCAGTCGTGTCGTGCCCCCGTGCGTTCGTGTTCCGGCTGTGTTCCGGTCGGCCCATGCTCCCGGAACGCGTCCCCGGGTTCGTGTTCCGGTGCCTTCGTATTGCTCCCCGGACAGAGACCCCCCTCGGACTTCGTCTCTCCGGTCGCGCTATAGCCGCACTCTATCAGAACAGCCAGAACATTAGGCCGCGTCTATCACCGGGCGGAGACGACCCACGACCGACCGCTCGTCGGCCGCGACCGACCGCTCGTCGGCTGAAGCATTCACAGCCAGCCCGTGGCGTGCTACGCTTCGTCTGTGGTCGCGCAGCGCCCACGCCAAACAACCCACCAGAAGGAGCACGCCATGAGCCGTACCCGCAACCCCCGCCCTCGCGAGATCGTCTTCGTCCTATGTCGCCTTGACGACGACGGGGCGACTATCATCACCGTGTTTGAGTCCCTTGATAAGCTCAAGGCCAGAGCCGAACGTTATAGCCGCGTCGCGGATGGCGACGATGCTGTCCTGCGCTGGGGGAAGACAAGAACGGCGGACGGCTGTTTGTCAACGATCAAGATTCGGCGCGGTTTAGCTGGATCCCCATCCCCCGCGTCATCGGCTGACGAGTTGACGGACGTCGACGCAGCCTGAGGTGAAACCGGCCTGCGGGCCGGTCCGGGGTCGAGCGGCTCTCGCCCCGCTGACGAGCCAAGCCACAAGGAATGATGATGAAAGTACGAATCGAGCAGATGTTGTACCGTTCAACCGTGGTCGAGTTGCCCGATGACGCGACCGAAGAGCAGATCGACGCGGCAATCGTAGCGGTCGACTGGAGCGGACTTGAGTTGAAGTGGACAGGGACAATAGCCACCAACGACGAGACAGGCGACGAGCTGGCCGACATCGGCTGATTCAGGCATGAGCCGACGAGCGGTACTTGACAATACCCGCCGCGTCGTGCTCTAATCCGCCTTGCAGTACCCGGATCGCGTGTTGCGGTCCGGCAACCGAGAGCATAGAGGAATCGCCATGACGAACACTGAGACCACCACCTCCATCATCGCTGACGAAGCCGTTACGCCCGCCAAGGTCGTTAAGGACAAGCCGGTCAACACCGCCGCGAAGAAGGCCGCGAAGAAGCCGAGCAAGCCGGTCGTGACCAAGCCCGCCAAGGCAGCGAAGAAGACCGCGAAGCCCGCAGCCAAGAAGGCCAAAGCCGGAGCGGTCGCCGGCTCCGTGATCCCGCGCGAGGTCGCCAAGGCCTACCACCGGGACACGAAGAAGAAGACCGTTAACGGCAACCCGTCGATCGACAACAACGACAAGGTCGCGCAGCGCCTGCGGGGCCAGACGCTCGACACCGTCTACGAACTCTGCGCCAAGGCCTGCGAGGTCACGGTGAAGGAGCTGAAGGCGAAATACGGGCACCTGAACCTCGGCATGCAGCGCATGAACCTCGGTAACAAGATCCGCGCCGCTGCGGCCTGATCGTGCCGAAACGACAGGCGGGGCTTCAGTCCCGTTTGTCGTACGTGCCCGGGTGGCTACCGGCACGCTGACGAGGCAAGCCATAGAGAGCAGAGAGCTATGACACACCGTGAAATGACACACCGGCTGCAGTTGTGGCAGTTCACCAGTGACGCCGGTCACGAGTTTGTGCTTGTGCGCTGGGTCGCTGCCCCCTCGTTCACACTGGCTGACGCCGTACGCCGCGAGCGCTTTCCCGGGTACGACAACACGCCGTCACTGGTCAACTTCTTCTCCGACCCCATGACCGTCGAAGAGTACTTCCTTGCTGGCGCCGACGTCGTCATCACCGAACACTTCGCAGGAGTGTAAACATGGCAAAGACCCGGCATCAGGCGCTGTGTGACGCGTTCACCGCGCGAGGCGAGCGCAGGAACGGATCGCGTCGTTGAAACCCACAAAAAGGACGCACAATGAATCACATCTGGTTCCGTATCGGTGAAGTCTACCGCAACTGGCGCGACTGCCAGCCCTTCTGGAACGTCATGGCTGCAGCGGCGATGCTTTTGCTGCTGCTGGCGGTGGTCTTCGCGTAGTCCGTCCCCGGGGCGCGGCGACAACTCGCTGGACACCGCGTGATCGCTGTGCTACACTACGTGCCCCGGTGTCCCCCTGACATCGGGGGATGTATCTCCTCGTTGGTGACCAACGTTTCCCCCGGCCCGGCAACGGGTCGGGCCTTTTTAGAGAGAAGATAGATGGCTAAGACCAAGGTCAAGAAATCGCTTGACGCCCTCTTCGCCGACCTAAGAGAAAGTGATGAGCAAAGCTCGACAGATGAAGTTGAAACGCCGGTGGAGCCGCCTCGCCCTAAGGCAGCAGTTCCTGCGAAAAAACCCGCGCCCGGGCGAGGCGGTATGGATCGGAACGTTCACAATCGGTCGGCTGATGGCGGCAACAAACCTGCGGCACCTGCTGTTAAAAACCGACACGGGCCGGATTCACGTGCTGCGCGACTTCCCGCCTCAACTGCAGGCCGCGCTGTCGAGCGGCAAGAACCGGTAGCGCGGAAAGTCTACCCGTCGACCGATCCCCCGCTGCCCCCCGCAGCGGCACACGAAGCAGCCGACCGGCTGTCCGGGTCGAGGGGGGTGTGCCCGCCTCCGTTCGTCCCTAACCCGCGCGAGATCAAGGACTGGCCGAAGAACCACGCTCCCGGGTCGCTCAAGGAGGGCGATTCGGTGTGGTACAGGGGTGAGCGCTTCTGGATCTGTGCCGCGCCCACTGACTGGGCGTTTACTAGCTACGTGCGCATCGTGGATCAGGTGTGGCGACCCGGTGGCAACATCAGCAACACCGCGACCCTGATCAACGTGCACGCGGACCTACTGGAACTCGCCCCGGTGAAGGGTCCGGCCTACCTGCCGCAGCCCACCAAGCACGCGATCGAGACGAAGGAGCGCATGAAAGCGACGGGCGTCACCGACGTGGGTGACGACATCGCGGTTATGCTCAGGGGCAAGGACCTTGAGCAGACGTACGCGATCGCTGCGAAGTACCTCGGCGCGACCGTGCCTGAACTCAAGGCCAAGTACAGCGGGCTGAACCCCGGCCAGCAGAGGATGAACCTCGGCAATCGCATGCGCGGGCTGGCCAAAAAACGAGGAGCAATAACATGACCGAAGGCATGTCCGACCCGCGCATCATCAAGGTCATCGACGACCACAACGCCCGGGTGAAAGAAATGATCGAGAACTTCGATGCGGTGTTCGGTGTCGACAAGACCGAGATCATCAAGCTGATGGCTAGCGCCTACATCCTGCACGAGTTTGGCCACATGGCGATCGACTTCGCGGCGGCGGAGCCGGACCGCAGCCGTCTGGTTCAGTCCCTGTGGTGCGGGATGAACAGTCAGTTTAACAGCGATCTGGGGCGTTTCCTGACGCGCGACGTTCCACTAACTGGCGCGCAGCTCGACGAAATGCGGAAGAGCATGCGGACGCTCGAAGACCAGGCGAGCGAAACCTACGAACGAATCCTTAACCTGATCGGAGACGAGCAATGAACAGAAAGCGACCCTTCATGCGGATCATGTCCGCGTTCACCGCTGGCGCGGGCATGCCTCTGCCCCAGCGCCCGCAGGGCGTTTCCCTGCGCAGCATCTGGCCGGGGCTGGGAAGCCGTAAAGGCGAGATCCGCGCCAAGACTCGGCGCAACAAGCGGCGTGCCAAGCGCAGGGAGTCGGCTCGCATCGCGGCGCGGCACAAGGAAGGCTACGTACACATCATGATGAACTCAGTGTCGGGGGCGGCATGAAACGCACCCCCAACGATCAGCGGGCGTTCCCGCTCCTGCGGCGCATGATTGCCGATCCGGTGAAGAAGGAGCGGTTGATCGCCCAACTCAGCAATTGGGTATGGCACCGCCCCAACGGTTGCATCGAGTACTGGAGCAAGCAGGGCCGTGACACTCACGGCAAGTCCTACCCTCGTATCCGGCTGTGGTACAAAGGCGAAAAGTGTCAGGTGTACGCACACCGCCTGTTCTGGATGCTGCGCGAGAAGCGCCCGATTCCAGAAGGGTACGAGGTCGGGCACACCTGCCACAACTTCCGCTGTGTCTTGCACACCGAACTACAGCACAAGTCCTATAACGCGGCTGACGCCAACCATAGGAGATGGGATAATGTCAAAGCACACTGAACTCAGCCCCACGCCATGGGCCGTCGACGAACTCGACAACATCCTCGACGCCAACGGCAAGATGATCTTCAAGGCCTGCTCGTTCACCGAGTTGGGGCGCGGCGTTGACCCTTGCAATAGCGTCAACGCTCGCACGGTCGTGACCCTCATCAATCTGTTCGCCAGCGTGCGTAGCGGGCCGGACTTCGCGGTGATCAAATGATCGTCGTCGAACTCTGGATGATGGCGAAGTTGCTGTACTACCGGTGGATGGTTTGCCAGTATACCGCGTTCCACCAGCAACGCGTCTACTACGAGGGCAAGCGGGATCAGATCGAAACCAAGCTCAGGCAGCGACTGGATGAACGTTATGGCGCAGGCAGCAAGGAAGTT